AAGCTTAGCGGGAACGTATCTTCAGGTATTGAGCCATGGGCTGCTAATGTTTTTACCGAACAAAGCGCAAAAGGTACTTTCATTCGAAAGAATCCAAGCCTAGTAAAACTATTAAAGAAACATAAAATTAATACAGATGAAATTTGGGCAAAAATATTGGCTGATGGAGGTTCTGTTCAAGATATTGACGAGCTCGATGATATTATGTTTAATCACGACATACCGGCTAAAGATGTTTTCAAAACGTTTAAAGAGATCAATCAATTAGAATTGGTTAATCAAGCAGGTATTAGACAACAATATATAGATCAGTCTGTTAGTTTGAATTTAGCTTTTCCTAGTGAAGCAACACCAAAGTGGATCAATAAGGTTCACATGGATGCATGGAAAAAAGGAATTAAGACTCTGTATTATATGCGAACAGAATCAGTGTTGCGTGGCGATCTAGCCGCTAAAGCAATGGATGATGGTTGTTTATCTTGCGACGGATAAAAGTGCAGTATATTGCATATTATCTTGCAATTTGAATGATATTGTATAATATGTTGTACATAAATGCCATATAACGCATTATGTATAGCAAATAAAAAAAGGGGATTCTCGTAATTGAGGTCCCCTTTCTTTGTTTAAGAACTTTAGGTATTGCGCCTATTTTTTCTTGTTCTTAGTTCATTGCATCATCTATTGAGTCACGAGTAACCTGCGTCTCTTCCCAAATGCGTTTTCTTTTAATAGCTTTGTCTTCTGCTACATTTCTTAAAGAATCTTTATATTGCTTTCTTTCTTCGCTAGACATATCTTTAATCCTGTCTTGTAATTTAGCTTTTTTAATGATTCTATCTTTAGCAGCTTTTATAGAAGACTCTTCTTTTCTTTCAGCTTTTGCTTCAGCTCTTATTAAGTCTTCACCTTCGTTAAGTGTTCCAACATCAAATGCTTTCCATCCTAAAGCTAAAGCAACACGTTGCCAAGTCTTATTTCTGGAATCCAATACCTCTGAAACGTTATTAACTTTATCAACAAGTCTATCTAATGGAAAGTTTGTTGTAGAAGCTACTACCTTACCTGCAATATCATAAGACGGGCTAAGATTAAGTTGGCCGTCTAACGTAACGTCCATTCCTCTCTTATCTATAATGTCTTTATCTATTTTTTCAGTGTTGATAGCACTATAAAGTTTAGCTGCTTTCGATCCAATTGGTGGTGATATACCTAATGCTGCTACAATTGTTTTAGCCTGATCGCCTTTAAACCCTTTCTCTCTTTCTTCAAAGAATTTTGTAACAACGTTTTTAGCAGTTGAAACAATAGCCCCAGTAATACCCGTACCTCTTAATATAGTATCAGCCATACCGTTAAGTATATTAGCATACTTTCTTTCGTTTGCCTTAGCTGTTTTCTCGTCTTCTTCTTCATCATCAAACAATGTTGCAAATAAAGCATTCTGCAAAGCAGAGAATACAATATTTTGTACCGCTCCATAATAAAGAATCTTAGATACGTGTGTCTTTGCGTCTCCACGCCCGTTTATAAGGTCTCTAAAGGCTTTTTTCATCAAACGGTTATATTGCATTGGTGTGTTAGCAAAAGCTAATATAAGACGTCCTGCTGTGCTCGCTTGTTGTTGAGAAAGTTTACTTGGATCTGATGACTGTTGGGATTCTTCGGTTGCATTGTCAAAATCTTCAAACGCTTTATCTTCTGCTTCTTTAGTAGATAAACCTTGTTTCTCGTAAGTCTTCACTCTGTTTCTATAAAACGTAGATCCACCAGCTGCAATTGCAAAACTATCCGCTATTTGTGTTGGTGTATATCCAATCTTAAGTAAATAACTTAAAGCTGCTTTCGCTTTGTTTTTAGATCCTTTAACTGCATTTGCAATCTCAGCTTCATTCACATCGGCTTTTAAACCTTCTCTTCTCTCTTTTAATTTATTAGAGTTGAAAATCATTGCAAAATCTTTCCAATATTGCGGTTGGTTTAAGAACGCTGCACTAGCCGCTACAGGATTGTTATCGGTCCAGTTCAAATAGTTGGTCGCTGCAATTGTTTGTAGAATCGCTGATCTTGTGTTAAGGAACATGATAGTACCGTTAGCATTGGCAATCCAACTAACAAATGCGCTGGAAAACTTATCTGTCGATGTTTGATTAGAGCCATTTTTCATTCTAAATAACGAATCTTCTAATGCACTTCTATAATTTGTACCTAACGCAGCCTCTATTTTATTCAAGTTTTCAGGAGAAAATATTTCATCAGAATTTTCAATAAATTCTTTTAATATATTTCTTCTACCAACTTTTTCAGTAGCATTGTGCAAATCAGAAACTATAGACTCAACATTCCAGTATTCCGTTGGCTCAACCCAACCTTTTAACTGCCCTGAAGCAATAGAAAGTTTATCAGCAAATTCTCTTAACTTAGCATCTTTTTTCACAGTATTAGACATTGCCATAACCTCTTTATCTGAAAGACCAGGAACAGCCATATCATTAGCTTTCCATAAATAAACTCTAACCGCTTGGTCATAAGTAAATTCCTTGCCTTCAACTTTCTTTTTAAGTTTTTTAGACTCGGCAGGATATTCAGCTTTTAATGCTTTGTAACCTTCTTTTATATTAGCACGAATATTATCTATTCTTTGTATACCTCTAGTGTATGGGCTAATAAGATTTGTCTTAAAGAATTCAAAGTGTTCTTCTCCTCTTTTGCCTTTACCTAAAAAGTCATAAAGTAATCCAGCAAAATCTTCAGCTGAAGGTGGTACAAAAAATCTAAATTTACCTTTACCGGCACCTTTTGTTCTTGCTGTTATACTAGAGAACTCTTCTCCTCTTCCAATACCAGTAGTTTCTTCAAGTATTGTATTGAAATCCTCTTTTAGGTTCCTGCTAAACTTAAGATCCGATGTAGATTGTTTTTGACTATTTTTATCAGGTGTTAATGCAAATACAATACCATTTTCTTCATTAAATGAGTTTACAGAAGTGTATTTCCATCCTAATTTACCTCCTAATGTGCTAGCCAATGTTTTATATAATCTAACACGGCTTGGTTCAGCAACGTCTACTCCAAAAGCAATTCCTTCTACTTTATTTTTCTGAATATAATCAGTCAACGCATTTGTAACTATACCTAATACTTCAAACGCATTGCCTGTATTCAAAATTTTAAAACCTAAATTTTTCTCGGTAAAACCAACCCATTTTACGTTATCGTTATCTGTTAAATAAGTTAAAGGCAATTCCAAATTATTAGCTATTTTTTCAAGAGCTTCCTCCATGTTGGTTTCCTGTGGAATACCATACCCTTTTACAGATCCTATGTTTATAGTATAAGTATATGGATCTACTTTAAAATCTGCTGATGTTACACCAAATTTAGTTTCCCATTCTAAATCAGCTTTTGTTGTTAGGCTAAATTTAGCATTCAATTCTTTAAGGTTTGAATTCTTCGGCAAAGAAAGTTCTTTAGCTTTCCAGCCTTGATATAATAGCGCATTGGATAATTTTACATCAATAGTTTTGTTCCTACTGTCAGCAAACGACTCAGGCACTAATATAGCTGTAGAATTGAATTCTATGTTTTTTTCATTAGCAACTATACTTTTAAATATACTTGACATAACTTTTATTATAGCATCCTCGTGTTCTACCTTATATACAGTTGATTGCCCGCTAGTGTCAATTACAGCACCTGTTATAGCAGATAAAGCACGCACCCCATTAATTATATTTGCGTTACCAGAAAATATAATTCCTAGTGAATTGATTCTTTTAGCTTTTTCCTCTTTACCTATGTTTTTTGTGTGGACCCAGGCTCTTAAATTTTCAAAGTATAGTTCTGCTTTTCTCTTATTCACAGCATTAAACTTTGCTAATTCATCTAAATTTTCCTGTATTAGCCCTAAGTTTGTAGGGTTGTTTAAAATTATATTCTTAAACTTATCTAGCTTAGTTCTATTTATGCTGGTATATCCTCTTGTTTTAGCAGGTAATTTTAAGAGCTCTTTTTCTATAGCTGCTTTTATTTTATTAGCTTCTTTTGATATTTCAGAAGCATTTTCAGATACAATGCTATTGAATGTTTGAACTGACTGTAAATTTATTATATAGTTCAATCTCTCTTCATCTTTAATTACATCGCCGTTTTTATCAATAATCTTTTTATAATCGTTTTTGATAAAATTATAGCTTAGTCCTGACGTTCTATAATGCAGCCCTAATAAAGATTTTATTAAACCAATATCGTCTGCTAATATATTTGGAAAACTTTTTATTAATTCATTTATAGTTTGCAAGTGACTTATTAAACTATCTTCTTTAAAGTTTGTTTTCCCTATAACAGAATCTGATAGTGTGTTTAAATCTTTATATTTATAAGAATTTAATATAGCATTAAATGCTTTAACATACTGCTTGTTTTTTCCATTAACTTTAGAGGGATCTTCCCCTTGTTCAATTCCAAGTACGCCCTCGGCGCTATATTTAATTTCTAATGAGAATTGTATTTTAGATGCCCCCGCTTTTAAGTCTGCTTGTTGTTCTAATGTTTGAACAGCAGCCATCCTAACAGCGGTATTAGACGCAATTTTACCATACAACCTAATCATAGCTAGCATTGTTTGAGCTCTAGGGTCTTTACCTCCAAACGCTAAACCAACACCGTCTTCTTTTATACCAAAAGCAGCAAGAAAATCACGATGGGTAATATTCTTTTTTAACTCAAAAGGTATTAACCCTGCCCCTTTGCTAAGCCTTTCTTTTTGATCGTAGAACTCTGCTTGTATTTTTCTAGGAATACTTAGTCCGGTGCCTATCAAACTCTCACTTGCCGGTGTGCCTTCTAGTATAGCTCCTTCAGGTAATAACTTTATAAGCTTTACTCTGTTTTCGTATATTATTTTTTGTATTGGAGCAATTTCTGGGGTAGCTAAGTTAGCGGCTGCATTTGTCACTTTAGCTGTTGGGATACCAAAGAATTTACCAGTAACTTCAGGGGCTAAATCATTCAGCTTAGCAAAAGTTAAACTAGCAATTTCTTTTTCATTCATAGCTTCTAACGCAGAATTTACAGCATTAGAATACTCAGTAGATAACTTATCACCCATCATATCTAACGGATTGATAAGTCCAGATTGTCTCTCTTCTTCTTCTCGCATCTCGTCAAGAGTGGAATCAAAAGAATAATCGTCGTCCATGCTATCATTGTACGATGTTGCTCCTTCGTCAATTTCCTTAGAGAATTCTTTAGCTAATATTCTGCGTGATACTTCAATAGCTCTAACAGGAAGATACTTATTTATATAAGCAGCCAATGGCACACCAGAGTTTGGATCGTATGCTTTTATCAAGTCGTATAATCCATTTTTACCAGTCTCAAGTTCGTCTGTTAATAGCGGTTTATCAAACCCAGGAGCATCGCGCCTTTTGTCCACAAGCTTAGCAACTATAGGTTTAAATAATTTGATAATATCAAAAGCACCGTCAACACCTTTGCTGTCGTATATTTCTTGTACTTTTTCAGAAGCGACTGTTCCCTTGTTTTCTTTTACAATTTTTTCAGCGTCAGCTTCCTCTTTGTCAACTACAGGTTTCTCTTCTTTTTTGACTTCTACTTTAGGCTTTGGATTCTTAGCTTCTTCTTCTTCTCTGTCAAGTTCATCCATTAATTCATCAAAGCGGTCAACATCTATTTCGTCTTGAGCCAATTTTTCTTCTAACTCATCTCTTCTTTCGTCTATAGATTTTGAAAACTTTAAATCACCGGCTACCTTCGCTTTATTGTCAATAGATTTTTCAGCAAATTGCTTTATCAATCCAGTTAATTCACCTTCTTCAAAAGACGAAGAAAAACTTTTTAATAAATCAAGAACATCTTTACCAGTGTTTAAACCTTCAAATTTTCCAGAGCTTATTTCTTTTTTGAACGTATTTTTAAACGAATCTAATAATTTAGGTAAAAATTTAACGTCTTTTTCTATGTCTCTATCTGAAAGTGTTGTCAATGCTTTCACTAACTTCTCTTCAGCCACCGCATTTTTTGAAAAGCCAGAGTAATTTTCTTCTACTTTAGCAAATACTTCTTTCATTCCTGAATATCTGGAAACCATGTATTTTTCCAGCAAATTAGAAATTTCAGCAATGTTAGCGCCTGATTCTAATATTTTATTGAATATTGTTCTATGAGATGCTTCGTGTTGTACTACACGACGATCATTAACCGAAGCGGAGTCTCTAACGTGAATTGCTATAGGCATTCCGTCCGCTACGCCAAGCATCGTTCCTGATATGTCAACAGGTTTGCCTGTTCTAGCCTCAGTCTCTTTTTTACTTTTTTCAATTTCTTTTATAGACTCAAGCATTTTAGCTTTAACTTCTTCACTAGCAGTTGACTGTTCGACGTTTTGCCTAGCCGTATTTAGCGCTTTTTCTAAAGTGTTTTCAACTACCATTACAGTTTCTACACCGGAATTATTAGCAGCGTTCCAAGCCATATCAAAGTTCTTTGCTTTTTGTAATTCTTTCGATATAACAGAGTTACCTATAATCCTTTGTTGTCTGTCATTTAAAGTTTTAATTCTTGTGCTAAGATCTTGTATTAGACTTTTTTTATCTACAGAATCGATCTCTGTATTTTCGTTTATTTCGTCTATTCTTTTTCTTAATTCGTATTTTTCAGAATCTATATTAAGTAATCCTTTTTTATCTTTATTACTCAACTGATCAATCACAGCTTCAGTTTCGCCTTTCAATTTTAGATTGTCATCCAGCAAAGCTTGCTTTCTTTCATTTAAAATAGATATAGCTTTTTTACTGTCTTCAGTTATTTCGCCAGATAATGTTTGGTTGATTTGCTTATTTATCCTAGCAATCTCAATTGAATTAGATTTCGCTTTATTAGCATTACCATCTGCAGAAAACGCTCTATAAATATCAGCAGCTAATACAGGCGATTGGAAACCTAACCCTGACATAAACGCACCGCTTAAGTAAGCTTCCCCTAATCCGTTAGTTAACGATATATTCTTATCGAGTAAAAATTTATCTGTGGCATTCTGCATTAATTGAGATAAAAGCTCAGCGCTACCTTCTTTATTTACGTTTACGCCATAGCTCTTTAAGGCATCGCCTACAGTAAATATTTCATTCGTTAAATCGTCTCTTAAATCAAAACTTTTAGAGTACGCCTTCTTCAATGTGGTAAGTTGGTCAAGCTCTACTTTTTCTGTTAAGTATTCAGCAGCCCCATATAACAAACCAGACGCATAATATTTAAGTGGAGATATTTTCAATCCAGGGGTAGATTCTATTTCAATGTCCATATCGGTCATTTTATTACCCGCAGAACCTGCAGATATTAAAGCTAACCCAATTTCTGGCGCTAACAGTGTGGCTGCTGTGGAAACAACTTGATTACTGAATAAATCAATAGCAAATGATCCAAATTTCTCAGCGCCGCCAGTAATTCCTTCTACAGCACCTATTTCTCTACGTACAGATGAATTTATGTCGTCTGATAATTCGCTAGCATTTCTGCTAAAATTTTCAACACCTTCAGTGCTACTATCGATAAATCTACCTACTGGTTTTAAAAAGTCGGGTAATATAGCTTCAACGCCGTCACCTGTAATTCTTTTTGTTAATCCACCAACTGTTATTTCTTTACCAAGTTTAGCAACGCCTCCAACAGCTTTGACTAACGTGCTAGCGATTCTTGATGGCCAAACGTCAATTTCTCTATAGCTTCGATTAGCTACGTCGGCAATTGCTGAGAAGTCTTGCGCCTCTTCAATTTTAACATTTAATAATTCTAATTCTTTAGATCTTGCAGTCTTAAGTGCATTATAGCTATCTAAAAGTCTATTTCTTTTTATTTCTATGTCAGGAGTCGCATAATTAGGATTCGCTTTTGCTTTTGAATCAATGTCCGTGATTTCTTTCTGAGCTTCAGCTATACCAACATTATATAATTTCATTTTAGAAATACCGGTTTTTACCGCTTCGTTTGGTTTTCTAGTAAGTTCATCTGACATTATTTTTCTACCAGCAGAATACAGTATCTCTTTTTCAGTTGGCATAGCTATTCCTCCAACAGCTAAAGCTCTTGAAGCAACACTTTCCATTACATCTGAAAAGCTAAACATCTTATCCTCGTACTCACTCGTCACTTTTTCAGCTTTAGAGCTAAGCAAGTCCATTTTTCTTTCTCTTTTAGCAAGTCTTTTAGCTTCAGCAACGGCATCTTCGCTAGATACTTCTCTGATAGATATTTTATTCTTTTTAGCTATGTTTGTTTTTGCCGTACCGATATAATCGTCATATACGTTTTTTTCCTCTAACACATACCCATAGTCAGGAGTACCCATTGCATCATAAGTAACAGGCGCTTCCTCCCCGGAATAGTCAACTCTAGGAACCATCACTTTTCCTTTTTCAACGCTAGTTTCTATTTCATCAGATTCTTCGTCGCTAATAAATATGTCTTTTAGTTTTGTTAAAGCATCGGAAGTGTAATCAAAAGCATCGTTAACAAAGCTGTCATCTTCTTCTCTAACCTTCCTTTTAAAATTAGAGGCTTTTGGCATTGGAGCCTCTGCAAGTTTAGAAATACCTAATATTTCATTAGAACCAACATTTGTTTTACCCCATGTTTTGTCAAGCTCTTTTTGCGTTATTTTTTTAGCTGCAGGCTTTTTCTTTTTAGTATTAAACCCCTTATTCGCAAAGGGGTTGTTATACAATTCATTTTCTTCTCCTATGTTTAACATATTGTTAGTTTAATAGTTTATTCAGATATTAATTAAAACCCGTATTTAGCTTTCTCTGAAGCAGTTAGCGGTATTTCATCAGCCGGAGCGTTTGGTAAGCTTGGGTCTTTAACAATACGTACCAACTTGCCATTGATTAATCGTATTTTACCGTCTTGAGACAAAGCGTAGTCTCCTTTACCATTCTTTACTTTTTTGTATCGCTCTTGAATATAAGAAATTTCTTCTTGTTGTTTTTTCTCGGATTGAGTAACCTTACCGCCTTTTCCCGTAGTTTTGCTTTCCGAAGCTCTCTTGATAAACTCAGGATTGCTAACGGCTTGTTCGTTTGGCACTTCAGTTAATAAAAACAATTTTTGCATGTTTCGCTTAAATTTAGAATAATCGGAATTAGGATCATTCTTTTGGTCATCAGTAGCGGGTTTTTTTCTATCTATAACAAAATCTCTACTTAGTTCTTCAAGCTGTAGTACAGCAGGCACCGCATCTTTGTTCTTTATTAACGGCAGCATTTTACTATTATATATAGATAAAGCATCGGAACCACTCGTTTCAAACATAGCTTCCGCTTTTGCTATTACAGGAGTCATTAGAGACGCGTTATTCATCATAGACGTTTTGTCTACCTCATATATGTTTTGAACATAAACACCAGATGCTGTAGCTTTTTTCTCTTGTCTAACGAGTTTTTTACTCACAAACGCCTCGCTTATCTCGCCTGTATTGGCTCCGTTTTCGTCTTTAGCATAAACGTTTATACTGTTCTTTTTAACGTCAGAAAACGTCTTAGAAAGGCCTGGTATTTTGACAATGCCTCCCCCTGAGTTGTTTACCATCTTCTGGTAATCATTATAATCAATCTCCCCTTTTACATCTTTGCCTGTTTTTGGATCTTTGTATTTATAAGCCATACCAACCCTTTTGTTGTCTCCTCCAATAAATGTTGGTGAAACAGAACCTGGTATTCTATTTGACAATATAGAAACAATAGCTACAGCGGTAGGATCGGAAGTGGCAAAATCAATAGCTCCTTCTCCTTGAAGTCCTTGTGCTTTTATGAAGTCATCAGAATCCGCTGCCCAGTCTTCTAGCATACCTTTTACTTTAGGTACAGAAGCTAGAATCTCATCTATTTCTCTTTGGTCTTCAACAGGAGAAGCGGATGATTTCTTTTTTAACCCAATTCTAAGTTCTTTAAGTCTATTTATTTTAGGTTCAAAAGCAGATACTAAGTCTATACTACTGCCTTCCGGCGCAGCTGCTTGAGCATTATATACAGATTGCCTTAGCTTACTAGCTTCAGCTTCACCGTACTCAATTATAGCCTCATTCTTTTTTTTGTTTTCCTCAACGTATTCGCTTACCTCTTTTGCTGCTTTTGTAAAATTGCTTGATATTTCATCTGTAGCTGCTGCCCAAGCATTTCCTGACTGTGTGTCTATTATTTGTTGTGGATTTTCGTATGCTCCCATATATTTTTATATTCAGTAAATTGTTTGTTTTTTATGATGGAAACCCAGTTAGATCAACGTCCACTTCGGTAGGTAATGGCGGTTTAGCGAATTTACCCGCTGGCGAAGACGGACTCATTGCCATTGCGGAACCTGCTGAAATCAAACCGCTCGCTGCTCCAGAAAAGCCCGACGCTAAAGCCTTGGATCTATCCATATTAGCTTGGTTCTGGGCCGCGGCAGCATTATCCATTTGACCTGCCACTCTATTAAGTTTTTGCATCTCTCTGGTTTCTCTAGCATTAAACATAAACTGTTGTCCTGCAGCTTCTCCAACTTGCAATCTTTCTCCTTCTGACATTTGAACATTTTGTATTCTTTGCGCTTCAGACATTTTTGCTCTCTGAAGTACTTGTTCGCCTTCCGCTCTTAACTTTTCATTTTGAGCCTCTTGCGATTCTATACTGGCACTAACACCTTGCTTTGATTTTAAAGCGGCTTGTGCTAATGCGGTAGCGCCCCCGGCTGAAGCTCCTGTTTCTCTTAAAGTATCTAATGTATTTGCGAGAGATAGATCGGCCTCCTCTATTTGCATTTCAGCCGCTTTTGTAGCAACACCTAAATTTGCAAATGTATTTGTAAGCATTCCAGAAGTATCTTTTGCTATAGAACTTAAATTAGTATATCCAGCATAAGGATTAGTTATTGCTTGTCTTGAATTTTCTAATCTATTAAGTTCTATACCTAAAGCTTGTTTTTCTTTAGCAGCGGCTCTAGCTCTTTTTTTAGCTTGTCCGCCTCCTATTAATCCGCCTATTAAACTTGAAGCTGCGCTCGCAAGTCCTGCAACGGCCATTATTGGTAGTGGCATATTTTATATATTTTTTAAATTGTTTGCTTTAGTAAGTTAGTTGCTCAAAGTTAGTAGAAACAGAAAACAATTCTTTTGGTTTCCCTAAATCGGTATCGGCATCGGTAGACATTGTAACGGTCGCAAAATATCCTTTTATACCAGATATTTCATTTCCAAATAATATCTCACCTTGGTTAGCTAAACTCTTGTTCATTATAGCTGCCATGTATTTGTTTTCTTTTCTGTCAAAACCTGCTCTGTTTATAGGCGGGTATAATATTGAAGGGTAAGAATTACCGTAGTTGTCGTAAGCTCCCATCATATAACTGAATACAGCCGGGCTTTGTAATACACCTGCTTCATCAAAGCTATTTGAATATGCCGATGCAAATAAATCTTTCCCCGTTGAATCGGATACAAATGAATCTACTTGCCATCCATTAGATCCTTCGTAGTTTATTGTGTTGAATATTTTAGAAACGCTAGGGTTTGTATTGAATACGAAAACAACTTTAGAAGGCTCTGTAACGCCATAAAAACTACCTCTATTAGCTGTAGTACTGTAATGTTGCCAAAGTTGGCCGTTACGCATTGTAAAGAACTTATTCTTGATGCTAATAATTTGTTCTGGGGCATAACTAAAGAAACTTGTAAACCCTTGAGTGGTTTCATCAAATGCCAACGTACTATAACTCCTGTTAGGGTCTATTGTGCTTGTGCCTGGATTTGTTTTACTTTTCTGAATAGACACAACGTATTGTTTGTTATGTATATCCCAGCCTCCAAATATCTTGCCATTACCATAAACAGAAGAATCAACACTGTTTAATTCATCTCTAAAGAAATCAAGCATTCCATATTCAGAAATCTCTGTTATTCCATCTTGCGACAATCTTAAAATAGCATTACGATCTTTATCAGCAAAGTATTTTCTATATCCATAAACGGCAAAGCTTTCAGGGTTCCTACTTATGCCATAGTTTCCAGCGTAAGCTTGCACTTGACCTATAACAACTTTAGAAGATGTTACGGTTCCGCCACCCTCAGCAGAGTATATTGCATCTTTATCTATCAATGCTCGGCTAACTTTATTCTCTTGGAATATTATTAAGTTAGTGTCTTCTGCATACAACTTCTGTATTGTACCGTTAGCTGGATCCAATGACTTAGTTATATCTTCACCAACCGAAAACTGGTTTGTATTGTTAACTCCGGTTCTTGAATTAAATACGCCAGAATATATTAGAGAGTTACCTCTTATAGCAGCACTGTTGTCAGCATCAACTATATATGCTTTCACTCCAAAATCGGTAGTAGTATTATTAAAACCACCTGTTATCCTAGCTTCTTCTATAACCCATTGTTTAGCAGGCGTATTAGTTACCCCCGCGACTGGAAATCCTCCGGCTGCTTGAGGTATGCCAAGGGACCCCGCCCAAACGGGATCCCCTGTGCCATTAACTAATTTCTTTAAAAAAAACGAGTTAAAATATTTTATTTCTATTATTGCTGGCATACTTTTATTATTACTTATTTACTTATTAAATTACAGCAGATTAGCAATACTGCACACCTGTTATCATGACATTTCCTTGAGGCGAATAAACCGAGTTAATTTTCGCACAGCTTACTTGGCTTTGGCTTCCGGAAGTAAATTGATGTGTTATCAGGTTATTCGTGTAGCAGTCTCTGTATTTTACCTCGCATTGTGTTCCGGAAGGAGCAGTACAAACAAGATTATAAACCTGGCATACAACGCATGCATTCTGACAATCTTGCAATGTAGCATAAGTTCCGCTTTGGTTTGGCACAACTTGACATCCACCCTGTAATGGCACACAGTTATATGTAAATGCTGGTGTATAACTTAACATTATCATATATGTATCAGTAGCTCCACCGGCATCCGTGACTCTTACGGTAACTCTATATAAACCCACGGCTTGTAAACCTGTGTCCCTAAGCATTCCACTTGGCGTTGCTGGGCTATTAACTATAGAAAATATAGTTGTGTTAAACCAGTTACCACTTTGTTCTGCTTCTTGTGAAACTATTGTCCAAACAAGATCATCTGTACTTTTTCCTCCAAGCGCATTAGAGCCATTAACAGCGTTGAATTGATAAACATCAGCAACAGCTTGCGAATATTCAACAAGGGTATCTGTGTTAGTTATATCCGGCGCAACGTTCGTTAATCCACCTTGTTTGCTTAGTATTGATTGAACCCCATTTGCTTGTACCGTGAAATAAAAAACATACGTCTCAAGTTGAGCAGCGTTCAATCCGTAGTAAAAGTAATCATTGGTTACTATCTTATATGTGCCAGGAGAACTTCCTGCTTGTATTTGGAATTTGCTTGTGCGTATATCGTTGTTAAGATTACGAACCTCCATTACAGGCATGCTAGTTGGAAATACTGGTACACCAGATAAATCTGTAAATCCGAAATTATTAACGACTGTAGTTCCTACCGAATTAGCTTCAGACATATTAAATGTCCATCCTGTAACAATAGCAGCTCCTCCTGAGTCGGTAAGAATTGCATTATTTAATTCACTGATTAAACCAACTGTTGACGTTTCCCAGTATATATCTAATTTTGATTCTACCGGTTTTGTTTCGTATACAGCTAGATTTTGAACATCGCTTGTAGATACAACACCAAGTTGTAATTCTGTTGAAATTCTAGCTATAAATGGATTTGATTCTACTTGGTAGAATTCATCGTAATTAGCTGGCAGAGATAACGGATCAACATTAAATAAAGAACTATTTGTAGCAATCGTACTAACAAAAGCATATTTATTACCTGGGAATGCCTGAGCATTGCTGCCATCCGTGTTGTTTACTCTATTATATAAAGTAACACTACTTCTAAATTGCGTTTGAGTTGGACCTACCTCTTTTAAATCTCTGGGTACTTTATTTATGTTGTCATTTATTAAAACAGCATGAGCAGTCTTGCTTAACTCTTTTGTAGGATCTCCTGGATATGCAGCCATAACGCCTGGAAGATATACATTATAATAATCTTGCTCTGTTTGTTTTACAACTATCTTATAAGAATACCAACCAGTAGGATTGTAATTTGGACTGTTAGGATCTCCGTTGTATAATCCAGGCCAACCCGTATTTACATCTGGACCGTTTGAAGGTATTGGATCATTAAATAAAACTTTCAATGAAAAACCTGGCCAATCTTTAATGTTATAATCATCTGATAAGTAAGGCACGTAAAGCGATGATGCTCCAAAGTCTGCAATACTAGATGTAATTTTATCTGATAATATTACTCCTGACTGTCTACCATATTTATCGCCTAATATTACGCCTATCTGATAATTTCTATTTTGCTTTAATGTATGGTTAGGGTATTCGATTATGCTAGAACCTTGCATTGAGTTAAATCCAAATGGAAACTTCTCGCTATATCCTACGTTGTAGTTTAAATACTTAGGGTACGATGCTTTGTCCTGAAAATTGCTATACACAACACGATTGCTTATTATTTCTTGCCCCAAAGCTTTTAATGGCACTCTATCATATACACGGATAATATCTCTCTCTGGTAGTGTTTTAAACGGCTTCTTTGATTGATATTCGTATTCGTATGTTGTACTTGATCCGGATGCAGAGGCTATCTTAGAAACCGGTATAGAATCTACAACGCTAACTACAGGTGAATCTGACTCTTTGTATATTATTTCTACCTCACTTATTTTATATGCACTAGCTAAAGTATTAGCAGCACCTGGAAGTATCATCTGTAATAATATATTGTTAACTTTATTCTGCATAAACCTAACAATAGTACTTCTATACGCATCCTCTTCATCACCTGTCATAAAAAACCCATCCTGCTTTGGTATATAAGCAACCTGTGTAAATGGTGCAAATATTGAATATTCACCATCTTCAAACTTATATCTATAGCTAAATCTAACCATTTTGCTTTCTAGATACTTAGGATCCCCTTCGTACCCATTTTGCCAATAAGGATTTGCCGCATTATTAGGGTAGAGTTCACTGGACACATCGTACATGGATGTTTCGTATTGATTTGGCGCAATAGCTGCATTACTAGCTCTTCTCTTGTATAAGTTAAATGGATGTAATGGACTAACCTTAGCGACAGATATTTGATCTTCTGTAGTATAGTACCCGGCAGTATTAATAGCCTTAGATACGTTTATTTTTCTAGGTTGATTTCTGTTGTCTGTCCAAAATAATAAATCCTCTATTACGTTTATTCCGTATACTGGATTTGTTGTAGAAAAGTTTAACCAGGCTCCTTCTATTAATTTTGTTGTAGTTCCTGCTTTTATATCTCTAACATATATAAAGTTTTTAGCCGTAGGGCTATACTGTGGTGAAAAGCCAGGATTAGTATAGTTAGTTAAAAATATATATATTCGGTCTGTAGTATTATCAACAAAAGACCCGATACACTGAAGTAAAGGGTCTGTTGTTATTTGTTCTATTTGATTAAAGTCAACGACTAATTCGTTTCCTTGTGCATTCTGTAATGTACCAACATTTGAATCGCTAGACTTATTTATCTCAAGGTTAAGAGCATATCTGTATTCGTTAGCAGGTATTAATCTATCATCTACGTCTCGGTTCATTTTAGAACCAAGGAAGTTGTTTTTAATTTCCGCCATATATTTAGTGTTTAATCCATTTTGATTGTCCTCTTAATACTTGTGTAATTTCTTCAAGCTTTATATTAGACAATCTTATTTTTGCGTTTCTTAATTTAGCGCTCTTTTCTTGCTTCAATCTATTAACAATGTATTCCGGCTGACCAGCTCTTGTTGAAATGACAGCGTGTAATATATGCGCATACATTGCTTCTTCCGCCATCTTAGGTACTTTTGTATCTAAATCATAAGCAAGACCATCAGATATATATTCAAACAATATTGATATATTAACTAAATCACTTGAGAAACTTATTTTGCCTTCTCTATCGTTTATTGTAAATGTACCATTGAAATTTGCATTCTCAGGGTTTATTCCATATTGTCTACCGTAACCTTTAGAATAGTCTATTCCGTAATAGTTGTTACCTTGTGCATAATATTCAAGAATATCTGTTTTTAGCGTAGATCCATTATTTTCTTTCCATCTTTGTTCAATTATCGATGTACCAGATATATTGTTATCGAAATCATCTTGAATAGCAACGCCCATATCGTCTTGAACAGGCATACTACCAGGATTAGATGTTAATCTAGTAGGGTATATTGGATGTTTAACACCATGACCGTCAATCCATGAAACTTTAACATAGTTCACATAATCTTGAGGCAGCGGTATAGAAAGGTTTTGAGGGACCGTTAGCTCTTGTGATTTTACACTTTTAAGTGTATCATAGCTAAATTCCTGCATAGCTCGTTTAGCGTGAAATATAACATCAGTCTTTTTAACACTGCTAATCAATTTACCATTGCCAACATAAGCTATCATAAAGTTATTTATAACCTCATCTAATGGGATGTAAGCATAACCACCGTAGTTTTCTTCAACCGCATCTCCATAAGCAAAACTATTAGGATCTAGTGGATCTCCGTATTTACCACCATCAACTCTTTTTAATTGTACAACTATAATTGTATTGTTTGCTGGAGCAGTAACAAATGTTATAGTATTTCCAACAACAGAATATGCTTGATTAGTTTCAGCAAACGAATCTGGCATACCGGTTGGACTGGTATATATTTTAAAGTTATTTAAGTTATACCCACTGCTATTCTGGTTATAATCACCATATACCAAATTGGTATCAAACGTAGTAGTAAAGCTTCTGTTCGTTCCATCACCCACGAAGCTCATTGCTCCTTCGTAATATTGTCTGTTTGTTTCGGTAATTAAACCGTTATTAGGTATAGGCATTGTCTAATTAGCTTTTAGAGTTTATTTCTTCTGATTGAGATTGCTGCATCGCTACTTGTACTACTTGAGGATCTTTTATAATAACACCTGCATACATAAGTATCTTTAATATCACAGTTGTTTGATCTGATTCGTGTAGTTCAAAATTTCTTGATCCAACTGCGGGGGTGACCACTCCATTATATGTAGCTGGGTTATAAACGTATTGTCCTCTTGTACCAACGGTAAAACCCCATACAGGGTCTAATGGCTTTCTTATATAGTTAGCTGTAATACCGGTTGTTATAGAACTTGGTGCAATTATAACTTTATTGTTCTCTCTTATGTAAGCTGGATGTTTTTCTGTAGAAGCAGTTAGTCTTGAGTTTTGTATGTAGTAGAATTCACCTCTTTGTAATTCTTCTAACGGGCCAAGAGTAACGTTGTATTTGTTTTTATAAGACAATGATCCTAATCGATATACTGGAAAACTATCTCCATATAAATCAACCGAAGGAAGAGTAAAGTAACTTCCCGCGGGATCTGAAACATAAGTGCAGTTACCAACAGTTTTAAATATAGATATTTTTTCTTCTATATGTGCAACACGATCAGCATAATCGCTATCGCTGTTTTGTACACGTAAAAGTTGGTTCAAGTCTTCAAAATATTTTTCGAATATTTCAAGTTGTACCTGAGTAGCTACCGTGTTAAATTCCTGAGGTGTCATGTAACCTCGCTGCTCTTTGTTAAGTATCGATAATACCGTTCTGTAAACTGTATTTACATTTATTGCCATATTGTCTATTTTATTATAATATTAAAGCGGTAACAACAGCTACCGCTCAATATTAATTATTACGCATTATTCAAGTTTTTTCTCTATAGACTTGTATATCTCGACACCTTCGTCGGTCTTAAAATATGCTGCCATAGCAGAGTATGGGTTTTCGTCAAATGGCACAGTCATTAACTTTTTACCATTAGTAGCCCATTTAAAATCTCTTTGATCTTGTGATAATTTTATGATACCGGCTTCAGTAGCTTTAATCGCAAAATTTCTAAGTTGTATGTTTTCGTCATTAGCTAAGTTTAAGAACAGTTTTGGGTTCTTCTTAGCAAATACCATAATATCCTTTTTTATCTCCTTAGAAGTCATATTAGATACCTTAGATCCAATCTCAACACGTAAGATTGCTTCAGCTTGGTCAATATCCATTGATTTAGCTGCATTCATAGCTTCTAATTGCTCTTCTAAATGATCCAACTCATCTTCTGCTTCAACTACTTTATCAAATTCATAATATTGGATATTACGCATTGGATGAAATAATGATAATAGCTTTTGTAAAGATTGTTGTTCTTTTGGTACAGTTAAGAATCCGTTTGAAAAAACAACGTGACCTAATGTACACTCTCCTTTTTGATCTGATACAAATACCGATGATTGGTTTGTAGCATATCTTAATTCTTTTTGTTCTCCTGTTTCAATATCAAACCATAATAGTGGAAACCTTTTAGAGTGTCTACTTGGTATTGTAAATGTTAATGGAGATGATATTCCTTTTAAGATATATGTTCTATCTTTAATTTCCCATTTAGCTGGGGCTGTATTTTGTTTTGCTTGTGACATGATATAATATGATTGAATGTTAATTTTAAAAGGGTAAATTCTACCCCCGTCATTTCAACGAGGGTAAAACTACCATTTTTTGTATTAGTCAACTTTATTGAACAATACGAAGTTGTTAGCGCCTTGAACACATAAACATCTTTCAGACAAGAAGTGTACTTCCATTGCGTCTAAGTCAGAAGTATATGCTCCACCAACAGAACCTGTAACCCAGTTTTTCATACGTCTGTCATCAGCTTGTCCAGCTCTATAACGAACGTGTAAGAAAGGTCTACGGATATTAGTTCCTAAGATTTGATCGTATACTGTAGAAGTTCCTGCAGGAATCAATAATCCTTCGATACCTAATCCATTAGCAGAAGCTCCACGAGTAGAGGCGTCGTTTAAGTATTTCCAGTCAGTTTTGTAGAAATCGTAAGATCCACGACGGAAACCAGAGAAGCCTAAGTTCAATGCCATGTCTTGTGAATTTTCGAACAATCCGTAAGCTACACCACCTTGAGCTCCAGAAGATAAACCAGCAAGCATATCATCAAAAGCAAGAGATAAAGAACGGTTGTTGAACAACATGTTTTCTTCAATAGCTCCTTGAGTATCTAGGTTTTTCAAGATAGCGTCGAAATCTCCGATTTGTCCACCGAAGTTAGTCAATACGTTACCTCTGTCTTTAACAGCAGCAAATAAACCTTGAGTACCTTTTTTACCAGCAGCTTCAGCAGCAGATCCAGTAGCAGCTAATTCTCCTTCTACAACAGCCATTTCTAAATAATCTTCGAAACGTAATCTTGTTTCAGACTCAGCTTTCAAATACCAGAAGTATCCGTCAGTACCATCTTCAGCAGCAACGTTTACCCATCCGATTTGTGCAGTATCAGATCCATTAACAACATATTTGTTACGGATGATAATTGGAGAGTTACTGTATTGAGTGAATGAAGGCTCGATGCTTGTGTAAGCGTCGCTAGTTAAAGTTGAACCTTTAGAGTACTCAGAACCAAATACGAAGATTTTAACTTCAGCACTTGTAATTCCAGCAGCAGCTAAGTTAGCAGCAGTATAAGGGGCAACAGTTAATACACCTTGAGCAGTACTAGCAGTAACTACAGCTTTCACTTCAGCCCCAGTAGCTTGGTCAATGATAACGATTGTTTGGTTAACAGAAATTACATTACCAACAAAAGCATCAGCAGTGTTGTTCAATGTAATTGTAAGCTCGTTAGCTCCAGAAACTTCAACAGCGTTGTAAGCAACGTGTAATCTGTTTTGTTCAGCCCAGATAACTTGGTCAGAGCTCATTGGCATTTCAGCGCCTACCATACGCAAGAATCCAGATAAAGTTCTGTTTCCGTAACGCTCTACTTCTGATTCGTAGATCTCAGGTAAATATTGTTGTGCGAATGATACGAAATCAGGGTTAGTCGTATCAGTAAAGTTTAAATAGTTTGACTCTAAAGCTTGTGCTTTTTGAGAAGGAACAATGCTCCCAAATGTAGGTAATAATGCCATTTTTTTGTTTGTTTAATTTTAAAATCTTTTTTGAATTTTCAGTTTTGAAGAATCAACACCATTGACTGCTTTTACTTTAAACCCACCAAGATTAAGACTAGTTGCGTTTTGTCTTGGTTCTGTAGTTATGTTGTTAGACTTAGCTACAATATCCTTAACCGCATCAGCTTTACCTTGCTCGTAAAAATGTTTTGCAATAGAGTCAACGTTATCCGCCGCGTACAAAGCTTTGTGGTAACCTTTATAATCTGCTATTTCACCGTCTTTATTTAAGAACTTCTTAATGACGTTATTAATATCAGCTTGCTTTTCGGCTACAGTATCTACATTATTAACACCGTATCTAAAACTCTTTTCTCCTAAATTAAATTCAAAACCTTTGAATTCGTTAGAGAACATTGCTTTAGTGTTGTCTTTAAATTTTTGATACCTTTGTTCATTCAACGCTTGATCTTCGTTGTATCGGTTGAAAAAGTCTAAAGCTTTCTGTTGGTCCTTATTAATAGACGGTCTCAACTTGATTTCGTCATAATATTTGTTTTTAATTCCCTCTAGAAATGCTTTAGCATTTGCAACTTCTTCTTTAAATGCGAGTTTCTTTTTTCTGATGTCTCGCTCATCATCAATATCTTCATCATAACTAAATTTGTCATCCATAAGGAATTCAATCTCTTCGTTATTTAAGTGAGGTCTTGAGTTTTTGTAATATTCTTTTAATAGTGCCCCTGCGTCCACTTTAGAATAGTCGATGTTCAATCTTGCATAATCTTCAATCGTACCGCCTGTTTCTTTCATAAACAAAATTAATTTATCTATGTTTTCAGGTAATTCAATGTTTTTAGATTGAGCTTCCTCTTGCACTGTTTCAGAAGTAATTGGTTTAAACGTATCTTCAACGCTTTCAATTTCTTCGATAATATTTACTTCTTCTACAGTAGGCTCTTCAACTTCTTCTTGTATTTCATTCACCATCTCTATTTCTTGTGGCTCTTGAACAATTTCTGTTTCTGCTTTTAATTCTACTTTGGCTACTTCAGGTTCTTTTATTTCAACCTTAGTGGTAACTTCTGGTTTATTTAATTTTCTAGGCGTAGGCTTTCTCTTTTGTAATTTGAAATCACCTTCTTGTTTAATAATTTCTGACATGATATAATATTATAAAATTGGTTAACTATTGTTTATGAGAATAAGTCGTTACTCAAATCCCCCATTCCGTCGAAGCTAGATTCAAAATCTTTTGGCGTAGTAGCGTTCTGTCTTTGATCAATTAATTGACTTTGTTGAGAACCTTGCATTTTTATACGCTTATCTTTTCTATCTTCTATTTCAGCAATCTTAGCTTTATTAGCATCTCCTTCTGCTGTAACAAGTTGCATCTTGTATCCGAATTCTTCAGCCATTAATTGTTTCTTAATTAATAACTCTTGTTGTAGTTTTTGAATTTCTAAGTTTGCTTTTGCTTGCTCAATCTGTATTTGCGTTTCGGCTAATGCTTGTTGCTTTTGAACCTCTGCCATTGCTGCAGCTTCTGATGCTTGAGCGTTTGCTTGAGCTTGAGCTTGTATATTAGCTTGTTGCATTTGCTGTTCTTTTTCCATCTTTTTCTTACGCTTGTATTTCAAAGATTGGTTAGCCAGCTTAAGGTTTTTAATTTCTCTTAAGTCTATAGCATCTTCAAGATCAATACCACCTGATTGCAAAGCTATTTGTATGTTTTGTTCTAGTTGCGCTTTTTCTTCTTCATCTGGTTCTAATTCTAAGAATATACCAAAGTCATGAATATTTAATGTTTCAAGTTCTTTTAAAGTTTGTACATTAAAATTGCTAATGCTTTGCTTAAGAGCATTTGCAGTTAGCGGGAACTTGATCGCATCTGCAATTCTAAGAGCAATATTTTCACACAATCTTAATGTAATATATAAACTAGATTGATTAATGTGTCTTGTTGCTGTATTAGAACTAGCGGCCGCCATTTTTTGTAATCCAACTAATGAATCGGCATTTGGCATACTACCATCTCTCGCTTCATTTAATCCGGTTACATCTCTTATCATTTGTAAATAATATTGATAAGTAGCTATAAGCGATTGTATTTTAGCATTACCGGCTGACGTCTGTAATTCTTGTATTGGCACTCTGCTTGGGTTTCCTGAGCCATCTTGTGTTTGAGATCTACCAACAATACTACCAGTTTGGAAATACATATTTAATGCTTCAGCTGGATTGTAATTTGTACCATTACCTAAGTCAACTTCAGCTAATCCATCAACATCGATAAATACACCATCCGGAACCATTCTAGCTAACACTTGTTGTAGCTTTAAATGCGTTATTTGTATCATATCAGCAAAACCTGTGATTCTACTAACTAATGACTCAATCTTTCCTTTATACATTCTAGGAGCGCATATAACATAATTCATAGCTACTCTAGTAGTATCTGCAAAAGGTCTTGTCATATTCTGAGACATTTCCCATCTAAGCATTTTTTCTCTACCTAATATCTTAGCTCCTGTATATAAAACCTCTATTGTTCTAGATGCGGTAGTAAAGTTATCGTTTGCTGGCGGATTAAATGTATCTGGCTTTTGTAAAGCTTTCTCTAATCCCGATTCTGTTTGCTTAATTTTAAATACTTGATTTGAGTAAGTCTTATATTCAAAGTATAATACTTGTACGTTTGACTTATCAAAATCTTGACCGTATATATTTCTGGTGTAATTGCTATCTCCTGGAAATTTTTCAATGTCTTTTAAATCGTCATCTGTAAGTTCTGGAAATTGCTTTTTAAGTTCTTCTATACTTACTGACTTTACTTCACCAACATAATATATATCTTCAAAGTTTGGGTCTTCAGTATAAGAGTACACTAAATTAGCTGGATCAACATATTCTAATGTAACACCGTTAGCTAAGTTGAAATTTGTTTTTGCCGCTCCAATACCAAGCGTAACTAAATCGTAGTTTATTCTTCTGTTAAGTAGCTCGTATCTATTTCTTTCTAAAACAGTATTAATAGCTTCTTCTTCTGCTATCTCTACAGCTTGCTTATAATTCAACTGCAGCTTTAATTCCAGTTCGTCGATGTCTTCCGGCAAAGAATCCGGATCATCTGTACTAAACATATTCACACCTAATGAACCTTTAAGTTCATTTAGCATATCTTTAGCCATCATATCTCTTAATACAGAATCAGCATAATCTGTTTTTCTTTTCAAAGAGTCTGGATCTTGCGCAAAAGCTTTTATTTCGTAACTCTTACTTGAAATTCCATTAACTACAATATCGACAAATTTCGGTATTACAGGTACAGGTTTCCAATCTAAGTTTAAATAAGATAAATCGCCATTGATAGACATTTCATCTTTGTATTTACCAACAGACTGTTCTCCCCTAGCGTATAATCTTAACGAATTAAAAAGATTCCAGTTAGAACCCCAACGGCTACCTACGCCGTAACCAGATTTGTCGCCTCGGAACCATTCGTTCTCGATAGCTCTACCAACTTTCTGGCCGTATTCAAGACTTTGTTTTACCTCGTCTGGTACAACCTGACTTGGAAAAGAACTATTACTATTAGTATAAATCATTTATTTTATTATTTTTGAATTATAACCTTCGTTACTGTATTTTTTAAAGTTTAATGGAACAGTACTCTTTTTAATATCCGCTGTAGGTACATATCGATGTCTATTGCAAGCCATAATAGCTAAACCAGAACTTATCGAGGCATCATGCTTTGTACGATTATTTATATTGAATCTTGCCCAGTCTTCTAATGTCTTTTGGAAATACATTGTTCCGTACTCATCTCCATTTAAACCAACATGGTCTTCTATGTAACTTTCGATTGCAGCAGCGTGAGCTTGTACAATATCTTGTGATGAGTTGGGTATTCCGCCTATTTCTTTTTCAGTTACAGATAATTTAGCGTAAACCTTATCAGGTCTATTCATTGAGAATCCTCTATAACCTCTTCTTTTAAAATGATATAGTAATCTAGGTTTGTTATTTTCAGCTAGTATTGGCATACCGTAGAATATGCAAGCCATTAAAACTTCTTCAAAGAATATTTCAGCTGTTTGTGGTCTAGCTATATATTCTAAGAAAAAATGATTAGCAGGAGCATCCTCCATTGAAAATTTGGTAAGACCGTGTAAAGCTCCGTTAGATCCTCTTGTGTCAACAGTTCCCGATATATCGTAACTATCACAACCAAAAGCTCCAACGTGCTCATTACCAGGGTATTTAACACCATTCCTTAGTACTACTCTATTTTGTAGATGCGCTGGAGGTACCCACGATATTAAAAATCTACCGTCTTTATTAGGATAAAATTGAACTCTTGTATCAGGAATTCCATTCTCCCATTGAAAGCTACCTCTTGTTACTACACTTGTATTTCTTAAATCATCGTTATAATCTATTTGTTCGTATATACGAGTAAGATTAAATAATGATTGTTTTGCTTCATCTCTAAAAGCGTGTTGTTCTGTTCTAGGAAACTGTCGGTAGTATTCGTTCAATCCATCAGGATCGTTTTTTAAACCTTCAACTTCATTTTGCCAGTGTTCAATAACACCGTATTCAATCCATGATCCATCAACCCCTTTTATCGGTTTTTCTGGAGTGTCGAAGACAGGTACGCCATAAGAATCAATGAATCCCTCGTACGACCATTCCATAGGTATGAACAAACTATATAATCCTGAACTAGTCTGTCCATTGCGGTTTCTTTTCGTAACGTCTGAATCATAATATAGCTTCTTAAAGTTTTCTCCTCCTTTATCTAAAGCATTTGATGTTGAACCCATCATACACTTACCAATAATTTTGGATCCTAAACGTAAACATGTTTTTGTTACACGCCAGTTATTTAATATATTGTCTGGTTTTTCCCATTTACCACTCTCATCGTGTACTAATAGTTTTAGCTTTTCACCATCATAAGAGTTATCTCCTGTATTCTTCCAGTCAATAGTTGTATCCAAACCATCAAGCTCAATAAGCTCTTCGTTTGAATCTAATTTCTTTCTTGTAAATTTCGATGCAGGAATACGATATGCCAACTCTGTTTTAGGTCGGTCCATACCATCTTGGATAGGCTTAAAAAAGAAAGGGTAGTTAACAGATATAGGAACAACCTTGTCTGTAAACATTTTCTTAGCATCACCTCCCGATTTTGATAATATACCAAAACGCGCATCACTTGATATTGTGGCTTGGTTAACTAGTTCCGCAGATGACATAAATGAAAATCCAGAACGTCTATTCTTTAAATAACACATTCCGTAACATCTATTATCTGCTATACACGCTTCCCAAAATATAAAGAACAATCTGTTTGATTCCCTGAAATCAGGCGCTCCAACGTCTATCTTGCTCCATTGCAAGTACATATAATGTGTACCGGTTATGTATGACGGTTTACCGTTACTATAGTAAAAGAAACCTTCATCTCTATATTTGAATTCGTAATCGATATAGTCATAATACCTTTCCTTAAAATGGTCAGGTTGTTTATTCCAATCGAATACACTTTTAATCTTTTCTAATTCTTTAGGATATGGAGCTTGTTCCCAATATTGTTCTTCCGGTTTCTCAGATCTCTTATAAACATCTTCTGCTAATGGTAAAGCTATCTTAAGATTTTGTATCTCATATATCTCACCAATCTTACCAGTCTTGCTTATAACAACTATATCGTGCTCTTTATCGTAACCGTAAGCCCAAAGCTTATGTTTGTTCTTATGGTTTATTACTTTTGGTTTTATATACTCATCGAGTACTTTAAACAAGGTTTGTTCATACATTATTTGGATCTCCCTTCTGCGAAACCTCTAAAAGGTTTTATTGCCTCTGCATCAGTAGGTTTATCTGCTAATGCTTTTTCTTCTTCATCAACCCTATTAAGAATTTCAAATGCATCAAATATTGCTAACTTTTTAGTAGCTGCTGCATTCTTAAGTCTATCAGCAGAAAGATCGTCTTCGCTTCCTATGATAGCTTCTTCTGCAACTTTAATTAATTCCTCAACTGCTCTGCGACCAGCTTGGATTATACTCAACTTCGCTTCCTTCGTAGTCATACTTAATTACAATATCATTTGATTTCATACAATATAATCGCTGCTGATCTATAATAAATTCGAATTCTCCATAAGGAGTATACCCAACTAGATCACCAGGATTGATTTTAAGCTTGTTTAAGGAGTCATTTCCATACTTTAGTATTCCAATAAGCTTCCTTTCTTTTTCTAAGCTAAAATCGTCATTATTTTTTATAGGCATAACAAAACATCTATTGGCAAATGCTTTCCATTTACCGGTATCACCATACATATATATCTGATCAGGTTGTACAAAGTACATATCTTCCATATAATATGATCTACTATTTTTTTGTCTGCCTTTCATGTCGTAGAATCTCCTAAATACGTTGTGGTGAATTATTACTTTATCACCAACTTTTATATCTGTATCATAAGCAAGTGGTACATTCACGACTTCAGCCATGTTATTAACCGCTTTAAATGATTCGATGCGTGTATTTAAGATTAGTTCTTTACCATCAACCATCTTGGAATTATCGTATCGATCTCCAATAGGCTTGACTATAAAATCACTAAATGCTTTCATTAATATTCTAGATCAAATTCAACTGATATAGCCATGTTAGAATTAAACTTCTTCCAAGGCATTACTTCATCAACTTTCTTAATATAGATATTATATGAGTTATCAATTTCATCAAACAGTATATGGGAGATTTTATGTCCCCCGTATACTTCTTGATGTATTGCGTAGTGCATAGCGTCGTTTTTATAATCAGATCCAATACTTATCTTTCTTATAACGCTACTCATTACTCACTTTTTTGCTCTACTTCTTGATAAGATCCATCTTTCAAATCGATACTAATAGCTCCGTACTCTGCTTCGAGTTCTGCTTTTGTTTCTTCAATCTCTTTATTGACATCAGCCAAAGCATGTAACATAGCGTGTTTCTGTGCTTCAGCAGCACCAATATCAGCTAACATTCTTTGTAGTCTAGATTGTTGATCTTGAATCTTCTCTAATTGTTCTTTTGTAATTTGTTTTACTACTTCCATTATATTTGATTTAATTGTTATATTTATTTAATCACGTAATCTACCTTACTTTTATGATACACAGGTAAATATTTTATTTAAGGCCTAAGTTAGCTTTTCTTTTAGCATTATACTGAGAAAAGTTCATTTTAGCATCAGCCGCTTTTGAGGCCATAATGTTTTGATTCATTGTAGACTCGGGGCTCATGTATGTTTTTCCTTTTGTAAGGCCTGAATATTTATCAGCTCCATCAGGACTATAAGCTACATCTGTAGGATATTCGTATTTTTGCTTGTATGTTGATTCGTACCCGCCGCTTTCTACGTAAGGCTTTTGTCCTCTAACAATTTTATTTAGCGTGCCCATTGCCGCCTCCCCTTTTTCCCCAGCTCTTTTAGCCATATCCATTAGTCCGGCGGTGTCTCCTCTTTGTAAAAGGGCAGGTCCGTTTCCTTGTCCATCTCGATATATAAATTGACGGCCAAGGTCTCTCTTGCCTGCCTCTATTGTTTGAGCTGTAATATTTTTTTCTAACTGAGCATTACGCGTAGGATCTGTTGCTCCTTTAAACGTATTTGGTCTATCGTCGCTAGCAAGACCAGCACCCATATCCCTACCAACGCGAGACATGTTTTTCTTGCCACCCATTTCTTGGTTAAATTTATCCGCGGCTCCAAAAGATTCCTTAATAACATTGTCCATTTTTGAAAACTTTCCGTTATCGTAAGTTTCTTTAGTAGCTAACGTTTCTAGCTTGCCTAAATTACCCGGTGACTTGTTATATGAATTATAACTAACACCCATTTTAAAATTTGGAAGTACTGAGTTTCTATTTTCTTTAACTGTTCCATCAGGGGAATCAGGTTTCATGTTTGGCATAATAGAACCTCCACTCGTAGCTCCTTTAAAACCTTTACCCCCTGGCAATTGGCTTTCGTTTTGCTTAAGCGTCATTGCTTCAGCTGAGCTTTCAGATGCTTTAGCACTTCCTTTTCCAAAAGAGTATGATGCTTGAGCATCTTTCAATGTACCACCCACTAAACCGTTTGATTTAATAGATCCATCAAAACTTGCTCTATCTTCAAAAGAAGCATTTTTGTAAGCCATATCGTCTTTAACAGTATCTCCTGCTTTTGGGGCTGTAATTTTACCAAATCCAGTTTTAGATTGCGCAACCGCTTCGCTGAATGGGTTTGTTCCTTGAATAGAACTAGTAATTGATTCTACACCAGCTCCTGTTTTAGGGCCGTCTCCTCTACCAGGTTTTTGTTTATATGCCATCTTATTTGTTTTTTGCTCTATTAGTAATTGGCCTAGGATCGTATTCTGGGCACATAAGTTTTAGTTTCATTCCGTTTTTACCTGAACTACTTCCCTTTTCTTTTGGGAAATCGTTTAATTCAAGTGGTCCGTCAAGTAAAGTTTGACCTCCAACACCAGCTACTTTAGAACTTGGTACAGAAGGAGTAGTTTCGTTCTGGTTAAATTTCATAATTAATAAGTTTGTTGATTATAAGTTGTCGGTGTTGCAATTCCTGCTTGAGGCTGTTGCGGTACATTAACCATTCTGTCAAATGATCCTGCTACCGGTGTACCAAACATATTTGTCATAGTATTTTGCGTAGCTGGATTAAAGTTAACAGGAGCACCTGATGGTTTAATACCAGGGTTAAATGTTTGTACCGGCGGTTGCGCGTTAAGATCTTGGCTAAAAGCTGGATCAATTTGAGCGTTGTTCATCATGTTTTTCTATTGTCTTTGTTAACGTTATCTATTGCTTTTTGCAATACCGTATCTGAGTACGTCTTGCCTCTCATTATAGTATTCCTTCTTTCGCTAGTAGGAATATCTTCTTCACCGAGCATTATACGGTACATTTTATTTATTAGCTGTTTGCACTTAAAGGAAACTTTATATATGTTGTATTTTTGTGTTGTCCTGTTTCTTTCTCTCCATACAGTTATCCAACCCTGTTTTAACAAATTGTTCCAGCGCTTACTATCCCAGCTATAAGCGTATGTACCCATCATATAATCCTGCTTGGTAAATAGATCCAAACAATCAAAGAATATTAATAACTCTAAGTCTGAATCTGTTAAGTTGTTATTACGGCAAGCCCATCTACGTATAACTCTATAATGTTTAAGCAATCCAATATCTTTTATATCTTTTGCTTCTAAACGTCTCATAGAACTCCGATTATATCTTCCTTACGTATAACTTTGTAATCAACTTTATTTATTTCTACACCGTGCCCAGCGTGCTTATCGTATTTGATACGCATTCCAGGACTAAGAACTTTTGAATCTATTTCATCTCCAACAGAGATTACTGTAGCATTTCTATAACGGATGTTTTCTTTATCTTTTTCAAGTAGTAAAATACCACCTTTTGTTTTTTCTGCAACCTCTTTATCAGGTTCGATTATGATCACTCTACCTATTGCTACCATCGATTCTAAGATTATTGATTACACAATCTGTCGATAATATAGTAGTGGCTACTGACGATGCATTCTTTAAAGCACTTTTCGTAACTAATAACGGATCAATAATTCCAGTTTCAATCATATTAACAACATCCCCTGAAATTACATTAAGCCCATATCCTTCTTTAAACATGTTAAAATCGGTTGGGAACTCATCAATACCTGCGTTAGATAATATTGTCAGAAACGGTGCTCTAATTGCGTCTAATAATACAAGTTCCTCGTTTGATTCAATTGTATCTTTCAAAATATTAGAAGCATTCAATAAAGCGATACCACCTCCAGGCACAATACCTTCTTTGATAGCTGCTTTGGTTGCACAAATAGCATCTTCAACTCTATCTGCTTTTTCTTTAAGCTCTAATTCAGAATTTGCTCCAACTTTTACAATTGCAACTTTAGCAGATAATCTAGCTAGTCTTCTTTCAAGTCTAATAATTTCTCCAGGTGCTTTTGTATTGTCAATTTGATTTTTAATATCTTCAATAAGTTGTAGAATGTCTTCAGACAATTCGCCAACCTGTAATATTGTATCTGAGTCAGTAGTTACACTTTTAATACAAGAACCTAAATGCTCAACAGATATTAAATCCATATCGTCACCTAAGTCTTCATTAATAACTGTAGCCCCAGTAAGCAAAGCTAAATCAGATAACATATCTTTTTTGTTAACTCCGTATGTTGGTGCGTTAATTACATTCACCTTCATATTCCCTTTAACTCTGTTCATTGCTAATACGGATAAAACACTTTGTTCTACGTCTGCAATAATAAGCAATGCTCTGTTTGATTTTATTGTGTATTCTAATACTGATTGTATTTGTCTAATCGTTTCGATAGGTGATTCTACAATTAATACTAATGGATTTTCTAAAACAGCTTCTCTTTTGTTTTTATTATTAACAAAGTGAGAATTAACTAATCCTTTATCATACTGTACACCGTCGATTATTTCAATCTCAGTATCAGTACCTCCATTAGTTTCCATCATTACAACTCCAGTTTCTCCAACGGCTCTAAACGCATCGGCAATAATTTTACCAAGCTCTTTATCATTGTTTGTTGAAATAGTAGCAACGTGATCAATCATATCACCTGAAACAGGTATTGCAATTGACTCTAAGTACTTAACTACTTTATCAGTCGCTCTGTCAATACCATCTTTTAATTTTCTTTGGTTTGCTGGTGGTTTAACTGAGTAAGCTTGCTCTAATATAGAATGAGCTAATACGGTTGCAGTAGTTGTTCCGTCACCGGCTTCTTTAACTGTTTTCCTAGCGGCTTCTTTCAATAGTGTAGCTCCCATATTTTCAATAGGATCTAATAGTATAATACTATCGGCTACCGAAACACCATCTTTTGTTATAATTGGTTTACCTTGATTATCCTCTAGCATAACACATTTACCACTTGCTCCAAGTGTTGAACTTACAGCAGAAGTCAATTTGGTTATGCCTTCAAAAACCTTAAGTCTAGCTTCTTCGCCAAAGCTAAGGTT